ACCAGATATGGCAATGCTTTAAGTAAAGCTTTAAGCAGTTCAAATCCTTTTAAGGTTGCTGTTGTAGATGAAGCTGGTTCATTTCAACACATTAAGTTAACTCCGCAAGAATCTATGTTTTTAGAGACGAACAAGCATGCAATTGGCGAGGTTGCAAGGTGGTTAAATCTTCCTGTGTTTAAGTTAAAAATAACAGAAAATCAGAATAACTCTAACATGGAGAATCAAAGTATTTCACATGTTTCTGATTCAATTTTGCCTTGGGCCATTATAAACCAACAAGAGTATAATGCTAAATTATACACAGCAGCAGAAATAAAGCAAGGTATTAGAACTGATTTTGACATTAGTTCAATAATGCAGGCCGACAAAAAAACAGAAGCAGAATACTACAATAAAATGATTTTATCTGGCACCATGACAAGGGCAGACGTTAGAAAAAAGCTAGGACTTAATAAAATTGCTGGTTTAGAACAGCCTTTAATTCCTGTAAATATGCAAACGCAAGATCAAATCAATAAAAAATTAAACAGTATATCAAATGAGTAAAGAATTAAGCACGCGCATTGTAACGCGAGACGCGTACGTTAGAAGCACAACAGCTGAAATGCTAGAAAATAGACAAGTAGAATTTGTCATTTCTTCAGATGCTGTAGATTCTTATAATACAGTTTTTAAAATGTCGGGCTGGGATCTTAACAGATATGCCCAAAATCCTATTGTTTGTTATCAGCATAGATCGCATTCAGATGATCCTGATAATTTAATTGGTACTTCAACTATTAGGGTTGAAGATAATAAGCTGATTGGTACAGTAACTTTTGAAGATGCAGATGTAAACCCAAGAGCAGAAAAGATTTTTAGAAAAGTGCAAGCAGGTACTTTAAGAATGGCATCAGTTGGTGCTAGAGTTCTGAAGGCTCATTTAGGAGATGAAGAAAAAAACGAAGATAAAGAGGTGCTTTATTTTGATAGATCTGAGTTAATTGAATGGTCTATTGTTTCAGTTGGTGCAAATCCAGATGCGCACAAAAGAAATCAAAAAACATTAGAAGAAATTAGAACAACAGTTGTTGCAGAAATTCCTGTTACTGATGTTGTAAATGTTAAAAAAAGAAGTGTTCAAGAAGCACAAATATTGATTAATAATAATAGATTTAAATGAAAAGTTCAGTAGAATTAAAAGTGGAACGTGCTTCTATAATTGATGCACAACAAGTAATTGCAGATGCTGCAAAAAAAGATGGTTTTACGCCAGATCAGGAAGCAAGATTTGATGCTTTACAAACAGAAATTGACACTGTAAATTTGTCAATACTAAGAGCAGAAAAATTTGAAGTAAGCCAGGCAGCAAGATCTGCAGCAGGTAAAACTGTTAGTGGTCCTGTAATAGATGCGCCAAAGAAAACAGCACGTTTTTCTTTATTAAAAGCGTTAAGAAGTTTATCAAACGGTAGTGCTTTGTCTGGAGCAGAAAAAGAAGTTCATGAGCAAACGCAAACAGAAATGCGTGCGCAGGGTTTAGAAACTAGAGATGGTTTAGTAATTTCTTTGCCAATGCAAAACAGAAATCAATCTGTAGATGGTAATTCAGGGGCAAAAGGTGGTGCGTTAGTTGCATCTACTCCTGAATTAGTAAGACCATTGCAGCCAACTATGGCTTTAGAGGCTCTAGGTGTAAATGTTATGTCTGGTTTAGTTGGTGATGTTCCATTACCTACTTCTGGGGCTTTTAGCTTTAGTTATGCCGCAGAAAATGCAGCAGTTTCTGCAACAGATGTTAGTTTTGCTGGTCCTACATTAAAGCCAAAGCGTTGCGCTGGTGTTGTAGATATTTCTAAAAAATTGCTAGCACAAACTTCTTTTGATATTGAAGCATACATTATTGAGCAAATTAATATTGCATACGGAAATGCAGTATTGGAAAGCGCAATAAATGGTGCAGGAGGTTCTGCGCCAAATGGGTTGTTAAATTTAATAACTACAAATGTAGACACAACTGCAGGTGTTGGGACTTATGAAACAATAGTAGCGTTAGAAGGATTAATTGACGATGCAGATGCTGGATCAGTTAATAGAGGTTATTTATCAGATACAAAATTAAGATCAGCATTAAAAACTACAAAAATAGATTCTGGTTCTGGTGTTTTCTTAACAGATGGTAAAGAGTTAAATGGCTACAACTATATGACTTCAACATTGGTACCAACTTTAGACACAAACAAACACCCAATAATATTTGGTGATTGGAATCAGTTGACCGTTGGTTATTGGGGTTCTGTGTCTATCATGGTAGATCCATACACCCAAGCAGCTAACTCAAACGTTAGATTAATTATTGAAGGCTATTCAGATGTTGCCGTTTCAAATGAAAAAGCGTTTGCAGTTAACAAAGTAATGACATTATCATAGTTTGTTTTTCATAGTAATTTGAGTTGATTTGAAAAGCCTTTGTTGTAATGGCAAAGGCTTTTTTTTAAAAAAATTAAAATGGCAGCAGTAAAAAAATTAAAAGTAAGAATATTAGAGCCTGTAGCTGGCAAGTGGCTTTTGTCGGCAAGTCCTGGCGATGTTGTAGAGTATTCAAAAGCATTTGCAGAAGAGCTTGTGGAGAGTAAGTATGCTGAGTTTGTTATTAAACCAAAAAATTAAAAGATGGCATTTGTACAAAATTTAAATCATTTTTCACCTAGTATAGTAAGTTTGCAAAAGGCAAAGAAGCAAATGCGTTTTGATGATCCTGCCGCGGCTCATTTAGAAGATGATTTGATTGAAGCGTACATTGATGCTGCAATTGTAAAAGCTGAAAACTTTATAAACTCTGAGATTTCAGAAAAAAAGTTTAGAATAACAGGAAAGGATTTTGCCGATGTGCTTACATTTTCTAAGCAAATTATCAGATCTGTAGATGCTTTTACATACAGAAAAAAAGACGGCTCCGTTGAAACTGTACCAACAACAGAATATTCATTGCAAACAACAGACGAATATCAAACTTCAGTAGTATTTAATGAAGATTATGAGTTGCCAGAGATAATGCTATTTAATCCAGCTGCCATAACATTAGATGTAACTGTTGGATATCCAAATAAAAAAGTTCCAAAAGATATAATTGTAGCTATTTTATTAATTGCTTCAAGTTATAATGAAGGCAGGCAAGATACAGTAAAAGACAAAAAAACAGCTTCAGAAAATCTGTTGCAATCATATAGACGATACTAATTGAAAGACAAGGTTTATATAGGTGAGTTAAAAGACAGAATTTCTATTCTTCATGAAAACTCCTATAACTCTATATTAAATGGCGAATCATTGCCAAATTGGCTTGTATTAAAATCGTGCTGGGCTAACTATATAGAAAATAGTGCTGTAGAAGATGAAGAGGGCAGGGTTAGGTCAATTTTTACTTCCTCTTTTATTGTTAGATATGATAAACAATTAATAAAAGGAAAAGCAGCAGAAATGCTGGTGCAAGATTCTGATGGGTTAGAATATAATATTGTTTCCGTAGATCAGAAAGTGCCAAAGCAATATTTGCAAATAAATACCGTAAGGCGTGAGTAAATCATTAGTAGAAATTAAAGGTTTTGATGTCTTAAAGTCAAAGATTAAATCTTTAGCTAATGATAAAGTAAAGCGTAGAGAAGTAGAAAAAATACTAGGTCAAATTGCAAATCCTACAGTAAAAGTTGCAAAACAGTTCGCACCTGTAAGTAAGAAGCCACACGTTCAAAAAAGAAAAGGGCAGTCTTTTGGTACTTGGGTTATGCCAGGAACAGGTAAAAAAAGTATCGGCAAGAAGACAATGAGAAGGTCAAGAAATCCCACTGTTTATGTAAGCCCAAAAAGTACTAGAAAGGCAGATGGTTGGTATTTAAGGCAGTTTGTTATAAGAGGCACAAAGAAAATTAAATCTAATGCTTTTATTGATAAAGCCTATGATCAAACAAAAGGGTTGATTTCTGCAGATGCAGAAAAAAGAATGGAAAGATACATACAAAAGCAAATAAATAAATTGAGTTCGTAAATGTTAGCAGAAATAGCAAATACAGTTTGGTCAGATTTAAGATATTACCCTAATCTGGTTTCCTACTTATCTAAAAATCATTTAGGAGTAAGGCCACTTGTTGCTGAGAAAATAGACGGAAGCAAATTTGTAACCTATGAAATTAAATTTATTGCAGCAGAAACAAAAGGCGGTGTTCGTCAGTTTAGGGTAACTGTAAATTCATGGGCGCCTTCATACACGCTAAGTGTAACAATTGCAGATCAGGTAGAAGCGGCCTTTGGTGCGTCTTCAAATTTTTATAGCTATGAAAGCGCAGAAAGTTTTTTTACAGAACAGGAGCAAATTTATACCCAGCAAATATTTAACATTAAAAAGTAAAATTAAAAAGTAACATTAAAAAGTAAAATTATGGCATTTGACATTAAAGGAAGCCTGTTAAGGGTAACAGTCGACACAAAAACTATTTATCATGAGATCGATTTTTCTTATGGACAAACAACAGAGTTTCAAGAGCTGGCATCTAAAGATGTAGAGCATTCTGTAAACCCTGGTAAAATTACTTATTCACTATCTGGGAATGGTTATGCAGATAACAGCAATGGAGATGCGCAAGAAGATATAAGTTCTATGTATGCATGGAATGCTTCAAAAGCAAAAAAAGCTATTTCTATTGGTGATGGTGTTTCTGGAAACATTGCAATATCTGGTAACGCGTATCTTGAAACAGTAGAGATTCAATCTACTGTTAATGAAGTGGTAACTTATAGCTGGACTATGCGAGTAACTGACGCAACAGTTGGTGTAACAGCTTAATCAAAAAAAAAGCGGTTAGATTCTAGCCGCTTTTTTTTAAACTCAAACTATATGAAAATCAAAATAAATAAAAAACAGTACAGCGTAAAATTTGGAGTTGGTAGCACTAGGCGAATTGTTGAGCATTATGGATATACTAAACCATCAGATTATGAAAAATTAGTTAAGAAATTTAATCTTGAAAACCTAGAAGATCCAACATTTGGGCAGTTGGGTTTTATGGCTATGCTATTTAAGGCTGCTGTTTTAAATGCTGGGCATGAAGATGATTTTACAACAGATGATATTTTAGATTCAATAACAGCAAACCCAGAATTAATGTCAGGTTTAATTGCAGAGTTTGAAAAATCACAAACACCTGCAGTTGCAAACCCAGCAAAGCGGGGAAAGTAGAAAGCTCAAAAAAAGCAGTTTCTTTTGATCCTACTTTTGATGAGTTAGAGCAGTTGGCATTGGGTGAATTAGGTTTAAAACTTAATTATTTCTATTCTTTGACAGAACGCGAATTTAACAATATTGTTCTTGGTTATAGAAAAAAAGAAGAAGAGAATTTCAAAATAAAGCTAGTATTAAACAGGCGTTTAGAGTTTGCAATAATTGCACCGCATTTAGACAAAAAGCATAAGAGCCTTACACCAGAAAAATACATGCCGTTTGCATGGGAAAATGAACAGGATCTGGAAGATAGAAAGTTTTTTACAGCAGAAGAAAAGGCAGCAATTGCAAAGAAGTTAGAACAAACCAATAAAAAAGAATAGGTGGCAGGTTTAGCAAGTATCAATATTAAGTTTATTGCAGATTTAGCACAGTTTTCTTCAGGGATGCAAAACGCAAACCGAAAGATGGCTAAAATGGGTAAAAACCTGCAGCGTGTTGGCTCACAATTAACGGTTGGTGTTACAGCGCCTTTTGTTGCGTTTGGTGCATTAGCTTTAAAAAATTGGGATGCGCAAGAAAAAGCAATTGCACAGGTAAATGCTGGTTTAAAATCTACAGGAAATGCAGTTGGTTTTACAACTGCAGAGTTGCAAAAAATGGCAGAAGAATTACAAAATAATTCTTTATTTGGTGATGAGGAAATTCTACAAAATGCAACTGCGCAATTATTAACTTTTACAAATATAGCTGGCGAGCAATTTAAAAGAACGCAATTGGCTGCAGTAGATTTATCAACGCGTTTAGGTGGTGATTTAAAATCTGCTTCAATTCAACTTGGGAAAGCTTTAAACGATCCTGTTGCAAATTTATCTGCATTAAGTAGATCTGGTATTCAGTTTTCTAAAGATCAGAAAGCAGTTATTAATAGTTTGGTTGCAACAAATAATTTGGCAGATGCCCAAACTATTATTTTAGATGAACTTCAAAAACAGTATGGTGGTGCTGGTGAAGCTGCTGCAAAAGCAGGATTAGGTCCATTTAAACAATTAAGTAATTCTTTAGGTGATTTAGTAGAAGATTTTGGTGCAATTATAGCGCAAGCAATTTTGCCTTTTGTGGCAAAGATTAAATCTTTAATTTCTTCTTTTAAAGATCTATCACCAGAAACAAAAAAGTTTATTGTAATTATTGGAGGTATTGCAGCGGTTGTTGGTCCGTTATTGGTTGCTTTAGGTTTTATGATGACAACGGTTTTGCCAGGGCTTGCAACAGCGTTTGCAAGTCTTACGGCTGTTATGGCCGCTAATCCTTTTGGATTGTTGGCTGTTGCTATAGCTGCAGCAATTGGTGCGTTTGTGTATTTTAACGCAGAATCTAACGAAGTTATAAAAACACAGAGTTTGTTGGCTGCTGTAAATGAAAATGCAGCAAAATCTATTTCAGATGAAAAGGCAAAGCTTTCAGAGTTGTTAGCTGTTGCCAGACATGAAGGGGTTTCTAAAAAACAAAGATTAAAAGCTATAAAAGAATTAAATCAATTATCTCCTGAGTTTCTTGGAAATTTAACATTAGAAAAAATTAATACAGATGAGGCTAGGGTAGCTGTGGAGTTGTACAACGCAGCTTTGCTTCAGACTGCTAGAGTAAAGGCAGCACAGCAAAAATTGCAAGAAATACAAGCTAGGAAAATAGAAATTGAATTAAAAGAGGCAGCTAAACTTGTAGAGCAGGCGAAAAAATTAAAAGAGCTAAAAGTAAATGCTGTAACGCAACAAGATTTTTTGAATATAAAAACAAAAGAGCGTATTGGTTACGGTAAAGAATCTAATGGTTTGTTTGCTGGTCAGTTAAAAATATTAGAAGATCAAGAAAAAACTTTATTAGATTTAATTATTTTAGAGAAAGGAAGAAATGCAGTTGTTTCTGCTGGACCAACTACAGCAACAAGGCCAAGAGCTAACGCGTTAGACACTAGTTCTTTTTCTGTTGGTATTTCACCACTTGTTGATGGTGTTACTGCAGATGCTGCAAACTTAGATGCTGTTTTAACAGGTGTGCAAAGTAATTTTATAGATTTTTCAGATCAGATGAGTCAAGCAGTTAAACAGATGGCTTCAGATGTTTTGGTTGGTTTTGGTGAAATGATTGGTGCATTGCTTTCTGGTACTGCGTCAATGGGTGATGTTGCAGGGGCTTTATTGGGTACCATTGGAGGTATTGCAGTTCAGTTAGGAAAGGCCGCTATACAGATTGGTGTTGCAAATTTAGCTATTAAGGCATCTTTTAAAAATCCATTTACAGCTATTGCAGCAGGTGTTGCATTGGTTGCTTTGGGTTCTGTAATTAAAAATACAGCCAATATAACAAGCGGCCAAGATGCAGGAGCTTTTGCAAATGGTGGTGTTGTTGGCGGTTCTTCATTTAGTGGAGATCGATTGTTTGCGCGTGTTAACAGCGGTGAAATGATTTTAAATACTAGACAGCAAGGCAATTTGTTGGGGATGTTGCAGCCTTCTGGTTCTGCGCCTATGGATTTAAACATAGAAGTACAGGGAAGAATTAAAGGTGAAGATTTGGCTTTGAGTGCTTCGCGGGTTTCAAAACGTAAAAACAGAGTCGGATAATGGAATATAAAATTCAAATATTTGATACTGTAGATGATTCATGGGTAACCTCTGAACGA